AGCGAAAAGACCCCCACCGCCGAAGCAGTAGGGGTCTTTTCTATTTTGCTGACGAGCTAAGGCGAGTTTAAGCTCAAGCCAGCAAAAGCGCGTTGGATGCCTTCGTAGAGGCTGATCTTTGGAGTGTAGAAGGTTTCCATTAGGGTCGGGTTTCCTACCCTGTAATGGACTCCTGTGGGTTCTGAAGGCAGGTGCTTGATCGTTGGCTGGTAGCCAGCAAAACTTGCCACGATCTCGGCTAAGTCGTTGAATGAGGTGGGAATTCCTGTGCAAAGGTTGGCGGTTTCGATACCGGCAAGGCAGCCAGCCTCAGCGCCTTCAACAACATCTGCGATGTGGATGAAGTCGCGAACCTGCTCGCCATTGCCCCAAATCTCAAAAGGGTCAGCCTTATCTAAGCCTCGTTTGATGAAGCTAGGGAATGGATAGTCCAAAGCCTGATCAGTGCCATAGCCTGAAAATGGGCGATAGACATGGACAGTCAATCCTGCTCGCCTTGCGTGAGTTGCCAGCATTTCGCCAGTCAATTTCGCCCAACCATAGGTCATGTCAGGAGTGGCAATTGAGTCAAGATTGATGTCGGACTCTTTAAGATTGTAAGCGCCAAAATCATCGGCTTGAAGTTCAATCGGATAAGCAGCAGAGGATGAGAAGTAAGTGATGCAACCTGGCTCGGTACGCATTGCCCATGAAAACATCTCGGCATCAATTGAAAGATCAACTGCCAGCGATAGCGGCTCGCCTTCGATCAACTTGCGACCACCGACAACAGCTGCCAAATGAATCACTTTGTCAAAGTAGGTGTTGTCCTTGCGAAAGAAATCGCGAGCATCCATCGGCAAGGAATTAGCAATGTCAATGCCAACAACTTGCCAACCAAGTGCCTTGAATCGTTTTTCAAAATGTCGGCCTACAAAACCAGCGTTGCCGGTGATTAAGACTTTCATGCCAGTAGCTTCTCAACAAGTGATCGATAAGCATCGCTGGCGATGTATTCGTCAAATGCCTTTTTGTCAGCTGAATAAACTTCCTCAGCATTGACATCTTTGTAACCTTCATCCCATTCGGCTTTGCCGGCAACTGGATGCAGATGTTCAATGACTACTTCCGAAAGGTAACTAAAGGTTCCCAAGTCTTTGCCAAGTTTCATCCAGAAATTGTCCAGATACAGGTGGATCATTCCTTGCGGAACCATGCCGCCAAGGGCGTTGACAATATCGCCACTCATAGCAACGGCAGTCGGCAACGCCTCGCCTTGAAATAAGTCATTGCCATAGACAATGCCAATGCCTAATTCATCAAGAGCGTTGATGAAATGAACATCCCAATTCTTTGTGCGCGGTCTGTGATCATCGCCAAGGAATGCAAAATGACGGTATTTATGAGCAAAGTGTCGGGCGGCAAAGTTCAGTGGCTTGGCCATGCCTTTGCCATTCTTTTCAACAACCATGACATCGCAACCAAGGGCTAAGTAAGCATCCATCTGCGGTTCATCGTCATCGACTATGACAATCAAGTCCGACTCGGTTTCCGTTTCGTCAAATGACTTGATCAGCTCGGCGATGTTTTGTGGCCGATTACGGCTTGGAACAAGAACAACTAGATTTCTCAACGCTCTCCCCTTTGTTAACGATTTCCCCTGCAATTGCTAGATAAGCAGCCCCATCAATGAAGGAATCATCAAGTGGGTTGTAAGCCAATCTAGCAAGTTTCAAACCTGCCATGCAAAGAGCGACCTGATACGGCTCAATCTCTTGGTGAAGGACAACTGACCAAATCTTTGCGATTCGCAAATGATTCTCAAATGGATCTCCATTTTGATCATTGCGATCACCCATTGTCAGGCGAATTGCTTCTTTAAGTATTTCATCCCTGTCCATCTTGCTACCACTTCCAAACTTTGCCATCAACGGTGAATGAGTTATTGACGATTGGAACTAGCTGAGGCATGACGGTTGTTCCGTCAACATGAAGCAAGCCAAAGCCTTTGTTCCAGGTAAATAACCCTGCCTTAATATAGCGAGCAAATTTGTAATCCATAAGATTTCCGACTTCCATTCCCCAAATGGTTTTTGTCTTGCCAGCCCAGCCTTGAGTGTGATGAGTCAAGCCCATGCGATGCGTGTGGCCGCAAACAACGCTCATGCCTGAGCGTTTTGCTAAGCCCAACGCGGTAGCACCGGCGGTTGGCTGGACATTGCCTTCATCGCCATGCATCAGCAACCAGTTAGGAGCCAGTTCATAAGGCTCATGGTGATAGGTGATGCCAAGGCTGTCTAGTTTGAGAAATTTCTCAATCTCAAGTTCTGGCAATCCGAGAAAGCCTGGAGCCTTGGACTTGATCTTGTTGTAAAGCCGATCAGAGTGATTGCTTCGAACAATGTGGTCAACTTGTAATTCGGCAAGTAGGTCAACGGTGATGTCGCGATGTCTGCCTAAGTCTCGCTGCCATTCGCCTTCGCCGCCTTCCTCCCAACGCGAAATCTGTGGGAGATCAATTTCATCTCCAACTGATACCACGCTGCTTGGGCGATAGTGCTTAATGAATTTGGCGATTGTCTTAGTTGCTGCGACATCGTGGAAAGGCGATTGGAGGTCACTGATGACAACAATGGATTTCATAGGATAAACCGTTTCCCCTGCGTTGTTAGATTAAGCCTTTTTCTTGGTCTTTTTTTCTAATTCAACATTGACTTCCTGTTCGGCAATCTTTAGCAAATTCATTGTAAATGGATCCTTGGGATTGCCTTGTCGGATAACAAGGGCAAGCAAACCTGAGCAGAATGAAAGAACTTTCACCGCTGCTGGCGCGTTCATTGCCAGAGCAGTTGTTGCAATTGGCAGAGTGACAGTTCCGTAAGTTAAAACTAGCGATTGAACCTTCTTGGCATCTATTTTCATTTGATCTCCCGGTTGATTTATTTGAGGTTTAACTTGGCAATCCGAGCTTTAACTTGCTCAGGTGTTTCAATGATTTCATAATGCATCGGATCCTTGCGGCCTTTGTAATCGCCACCCCAACGCAATCCGTACTTCTTGATCAAAGCATGGATAACTGCAACCTTCTCAGCTGTGAAAGTGCCTTCTGATCCAAGAGAATGATGGGCGGCGTTGATGTCAATGGCTGTGCCGGATGAGTGGTTGGACAACTCTGTTGTCTGACCTCGAACTGGGCGGTAGCAATAGCCCCAGTCATCTAAAGTGCCTTTGTCAATAGGTTCAACGGTGGCGTGGAATTCGGCAGCGAATGAGGCAAGAATTAAGCCAACCCCCGAAGCGCATCGCAATTTGATGGCAGTGCCAGCGACAGGAAATGCCTTGATGCCAATCGCGTTGGGATCGGCACTAGCTGGCCAGCCATTCTGTGACTTCATTCAGATTTCCTCGCTCTAGGCTTGCTTTCTGATTTTGCCTTCATAACTTCAACATCAATCTTGATCAAATTTTGATTCTCAATGAGTTGATCAACTTTATTGATTAAGCCAGTCTGCCCATCGTTGTAAAGGGCATATTCAATGCGAGAGAGCTTGTCCTTGAGTTCGTCTGTGTATTTGGCAATTGTGTGCCTAGCAATCATGGCAATTCCAGCCATAAGAGCTGCCGCAACGAAAAAGTAGGAATAGATAACTGTTGCAATATCTGAACTCATTTGCTTAAAATCAAAACTTTCACAATAGTTGAACCGGCTGAAGTGCAAGCATAAATTGCTGATTCGTGAGTTGAGAGAACCAACTTGTCACCTGAATCCATTTGATAGCCAGTTGTCGGAGTGACATCAGAGCCGCCAAGGAAACAAGTTCCTGATGAACTGTGCAAATAAACATTTGTTGCACCATTACCCATAAAAACTTGGCTTGGTGTTGTGGTAATTGTGTAATTTGCAGATGAAACCGCCATTTGACTCTCCTAGCGTAAGCCCCTGATGGTGTGGAATTATTTAGACAGTGCTGCGATTTCTTCCGCAGTTAATCCAAGTGTTGCTAACTTAGCCTGTGCCGATGCCTTAGCATCTGCCTCAGCAGCAGCCAATGCGTCAGCTTCAGCAGCAGCAGTAGCAACGGCAATGGCATCTAGTTCGCGTTGCTGGATTTCCTCAGCAGTTAGCGGGCGTTCTGTAACTTCGCCTGTTGCGCAGTTTACTTCGATTTTGATTTCTGACATTTGTTGCTCCTTATGCGTTAGATATTCCGTAGAGGGTAAATGTTGAGTATTGCACCCAAGTAGAAACTTCAGGCTGTAAAGCAATAGAAGTAATTGCTGCTGTGCTAGACCAAAGACCAGCAACTAAATCAGATTGTGCGCCTGTTGCGTTATTTTCTGAAACGCTATCAACTGAATAAGATTTATTGTTAGCACTTGTGTAATTAGGAATATAAATTTCATGGTTTGAAAATGTACTGGCAGTTGAACCAGCAGCATCAAGTGAAAATGAAGCATAACGGCTTGAGTATGCTACCGAACTTGCGCTTGTGCCATTACCTGACAAGGCTTTCATTGTAAATGAAGTTGTTGAACCATTAAATGAAATAAACAAGTTATCCACTTGCTGTGCTGCGCGAGCAGAACGACCTGAAACCTTAATCACCAAATCGGTGTAAGTGCTGGGAATACTTGAGAAAGTAATACTTGCAACGCCACCTGATCCAACAGTGCTTGAGGCAATCTGTGTGTATGTATTAGCCATTTAGTTTCCCCTTATGCTGCCGTGATGCCGTAGAGATTGAATGTGCTGCCAGTGTTAAAAGTTGCAGTACCATTGTTCAAAGATAATTCAATTGCTGTGATAGCAGCTGTTGAACGCCAAAGACCAACGGTTGCTGCTGTTCCTGGGTAAGTTGCGGTTGCTTCCGAGGCTCTTGAAAGAACAGTTTTGTAAGTTGTCGCATTTGCGTAATTCATAAAGTTGGAAAGGATAACCATTGATGCGTTAGTTGTTCCAACTCCCATTCCTTTTGAAATGTTCATCTTTGTTTGGCTAGTGTCACGACTGGAAACAGCAGTAGTTCCTTCACCAAGTAATTGAGTCAATGAATAGTTTGTACCTGTATCGGAATTGATTTGGC